TCTTGGCCGTGTCTGCGATGACCTGGGCTTCGGTGAGGAAGTTGGAGCCACCACCCGCCGCTACGGCGTTCGCGTAGATCGTCGCGAACTCGAAGTCAGGCGTGTAGTTGATGCCACCCCGGGTGACGGTGACGGTCGGGAAGTCTGCGATGCCGACGCCGGCCGACCACTGGCGGCAGAGGTCGTAGTCGTTCTGGGAAGGCGCACACCAGCCGGCTGCGGCTGTGAGGGACGACGCACCTTGGTCGATGGAGTGCTGCCATGCCTTGGCCAGCGATCCCCCGTGCAGGCGACGTTCGTCACGGGCGTGGTTGAGGACGCGCATCGACTCGGACTCGTTGTCCGTGTCGATGGTGAACTCGGCCCCACGGTTGCGCTTGAACTGGGCGATTGCCTGACGTCCGCTGCCGCCCGCCGAACCGGTGCTGCGCGCGTTCTCGATCAGCACCTTGCTGATCTCGTGAATGCCAGCGAACTCTTCGCCGACGTTCTTGCCGATGAACCCGCCGGCGTTGGCGCCGACGTGGGCGGTGACGATGCCCTGACGCGGGGTGGAGGCGGGAACGGCCACAGGGGCCTGTACGGCCATCTGGGAGACCGAGGGGACCACGGGGACCTGCACGACCGGTTCGGGCGTCACAGGGGCCTTCACGGGTGTTACGGGGGTGATCGGCGTCGGTCCGGCGATGGGCGGGAGCGGCTCGATGCTGGCGAAGGCGTCTCGGGAGGCCTGCTGCGCAGCTACCCGCTCGGTGCGCGCCTGGTGTTCCGCACGGATGGAGGTGAGCCGGGTGGCGAGTTCACCAAGCTCCGCATCCTCCTCGGTGGTGAGCGTCTCCTTCGCAGCGAGTTCGACACCGCGTTCCTGCACGCGGGTGAGCTCGGCGGCGAAAGCCGCATCGTCGAGGGCGGTGGGATCGAAGACCGGGGCGGTCTCCTCGTTCTCTGCCATGGCTGAACTCCTCACAGTCGGCAGACGGATAGGGACACGTCGTGCACGACCGGCTCTCAGCTCAGCGTCGAACGGTGACAGCGTACTTCACAGGGCCTCGACCACGCGGGGTAACGGTGCCGCTGATGTTGCGCTCTGTGGCCAAAACAGCGCCTAGACGGGTTAGACAGGTAGTCCGGATCATCCCTCACGTAAGACTTCTATATCCCGGTTAACCGGAGTACCTGTCTAACCCGTCTAGAAGTCGACTGAACAGGCCTTTAGCTACTTCGCGGTGCGGGGTACCGGCTCGATAGTCCCTCCGGAGGGTGACTGTGCCCTCAGAATCCGGGCCTCAGAGAGGTTACTCACCGTCACCTTGGACCCGTCGTGCTTGAAGGTGATCACGTAGTCCACGTTCTGCCGCCTGCCGCCGCCGCAGCTGCCACACGCCATCTCAGTTCTCCATCCCTGTCTGGGTCTCAGCCCAAGCCCACAGTGACTTGGCACCCGTCTTCTTGATCACTTTGTCGCCTCCGCCATAGTCACCCGGCACCGGCGTGATTCCGAAACATCCGATCAGCGCACGCTGTTGACCTGCACTGAAAGCCACCCGCGCCCGAGTCACCGGGAAGCCCGGAGCGTTCACGGAGCACACCGCAATCAACTCCAGGTTTCCCCCAACCCGACGCCAGTCACCCGATACCGGGGATGCCCTGAAAACGGCCTCAGCGGCATCTGTGGCGCCCGGAAGCACCCATCCGGCTACCCAGATGCCATGTGCGTCCTCTCCGGCCATTACACGGGCAACAGCGGCTTCCGGGTTGTCGTAGTGCGCCTGGGCCGCTTGGAAGGCAGCGCCCACATCCGCATGCCGTGGGCCGGCCACCAGCGTCCCCACAGGCAGCGTCACACCCTCGGCTGTCGCCTGCTCGCCCACATGGAAGTAGCTGTACCCGCTCGCGCTGGCAGGAGGCGTGACGCACCCCGGAAGCCCGATATGACAGCTGCCCCATCCAGCGATGTGCCCGAATACCCTGCCCGTGTCGCTGATGGTCAGCGGGGTCAGCTCGTCAAGATCGGGCTGACGGAACCAGTCGAGGGGCGGCAGGACTTCGGGGCGCGCCGAAGCGTGCAGGACTTCTGCGCCGTACGCCGGAAAAGCCTGGTCAGACACGCTCTCGGCATCGGCCATCTCGATGGACACCCCCGCGAAGGCGGGAATCTGGACCAGCGTGGCCCCCGCGATACGCCCCTGAGTGATGACGATCATGCCGTCTTCATCCATGGCGTATTCGATGTCGTCCATGTCGTCCATGACGTTGGGGCCGACCACCCCCGCCTCGATGAGCGTCTGTACCTCCCGGATGTCGATGTCATCGAAGATGTCGATGGACGGTCCCGTCACCCCGGCCTCAGTTTGAGCTTGTGCCTCAGCTGCACCCCGCACAGGCAGAAACGATCCGGTGGCAGTCACCATGCCGGACGCGTTGTCGATCGTCAGGGTTTCGATGGCGCCCACCGTGACACTGCCCGAGTGCCCCGAGTCCGAGACGCGTTGCCACATCAGCGGCAAGGGCAGATCCCGGTTGGTGAGCGCTCCCGGGGCGATGATCCGCTTGTCACCTGTCGGTACGCCCAGCCTCGCCAGCACCGCGCTCCACGTCCTAGACATTGGGCACGTCCCCGATGACCAGGAGGCCGGCCAGAACCTTCATGGCCAGATCGTGTGCGTCCAGTGCTTCGGCCTGGTCGAGGCGGGGCAGGCGGGCAACGCCCTCGGGGTAGCCCATGTTGCGCAGGAGCAGGTAGCGCTCTTCAGGGTCAAGCGGCATGGTCGGTTCCTTTCGTCATGGCCTCTGCCTGTCGGTCCAGTCGATCGTCTCACCCAGTACCACGGGCAGCATCGAACACCGGCAGTTGATCACTTCGTTCCCCGGTCCCCGGGGATCACCGGGGAACAGCAGCTGGGATCCGCCAACCCGGAACGACTCCCGTAGCAGAGTGCGTTGCTGATCAGCTGCCGCGTGGCTGGGGCGGGTGCGTTTGTCATCGGTACTGATCCACACCTTGAACGGCGCCGGATCGCCCCGCTGTTCGGCCTCAAGTTCCGCCGAGCGGAAGACGCCGGCGTTGACCGCCCCGATCGTCTCGGTGCGTGCCACGGTGCGTGCCCGGTTCGGCCACCGGTCGGTCCCGCTGGCAGTCAGGATGATCTGCACGTCCTCGGTCACCCGGTCCAGACTCCTGCCTTCGCGCATGCCTCGTTCGATCTCCACCACGATCAGGGCGTATACCTCGTCGGGTGTGTTGCGCATGCGGTTGCCCGAGTCGTTGAGGTAGCCGCGTACCCAGGGATCGGTGGGCGGATCCCCTGCCGTGGTCACCCGTCGCCAGGCGTCCGTCAGGACACCCGAGATGGCTGGGAGGACGTTGACGTTGATCTCGTCCGACCAGAAGCCCGTGTGGTCGCTGACGCGGCCGGGGTCGAGGCGTCCGTCCCGCGTGACGGCTGGCCGTACCCGGTCGAGGAAGCGGGTCATGGACTGGTACCAGGCTCTGCCCACACGCGCTTCTCCTTCCCGGATGAATGCCTGGGCGCGTAGGCGTTGGGGCAGGTTCTCGTCTTCCGGCGGGGTGGTCACCGCTTGTATTCCTTGGGGAGCGCTGCCAGTACTGCGCGCAGTTCCTCACGGTCGTGGATGCGGTTCTCCAGCAAGAGCCGGGCGCAGTAGTCCCGCAGCTCCTCGCGCAGGGTCCGGGGCCAGTACCCGAACGCTTCCGCCACTGGCTCGGTGAACTGGAAGGATCCCTCCAGTAGGGATTGCCACTGGCCCTGCTGTCCGCATGCGATGGCAACGTGCAGTTCATGGCGAGGCGTGCTCTTGAACAGCCCCCGGTTCTGGTTGGTGAGCAGGCGCCCGCCCGCACGTGAGAGAGCGTCGTAGACGATGAGTTCAGCAGCGGCCACCAAGCCATCGGGGACGTCTGCGGGTTGCGGTTCCTGCCCCTGGGTGCCGGGCAGGGCGTTATTCGGTGCGGGGGCGGCGGGTTCGGGGGCTTCCAGCTCGCCGGACGGTGTGACGGTGGCGTCGACGCCTGCCGCCACGGGGGCGACGGTGATTCCGAGATCAAGGGCATCGGCCACGCTGGGGTCGGACAGCAGTGTCGGGGCGCCGGTGACGAGCTTCTCCAGGACGCGCCGTGTGCGCTCTTCCTGGTCGGGCATGGCGTCCAGGGGCACACCGTTCTCGGTGAGCATGTACTCATCGGAGATGAGGATCCGGTCGTGCAGGTCCCTCAGGTTCTCGGTGTCGTCGGGGCGTGCCACGATGGCCGTGGTGTCCCAGCCGAGTTCGAACGTCGCCGCTTGTTCGGGGGTGCGGCCCATGGCGATGAGTGCCGGCCGGAACCACAGCTCGGTGATCGCGTCACCGATGGCTTTGAGGAGCGGCTCGATGTAGATCTTGTAGGTGGATTCCTCCACCTGCCAGGCACTCCAGTGGTTGCTTTCGCCCTGCCTGCCTTCAGCGACGTCTTTGGGCATGTCGAGGGTGGCCGCAAGACGCCTGAGAGCATCCTGGCGCAGCTCGACCACGGCCGCGTCGAAGGCTGAGGCGAAGTCCTGCCAGACGGCTTGGCTGATCTG